CTTGCCTTGAATTAATGGTTAGCGGTTGCGATGATACGCTCCCATAGTGGACTTTCACCACCTGGATGTATGCTATGCCTGTTGCACGAAAAAAGACCCGTTTTCGGGTCCTGTCATCTATTCTTCGTCTTCCAGATCCTTCCAGTCGCTTTCCAGCTGAGCTTCGGTCTCCGAGGTATCGTATTCGTCGGATTCCATCTCCAGGCGGTTTTTCTGCTGTTCCTTCAGCCGGAGTCTGGCCATTAGCATCCGGGCCCGTTTCTTGGCATGCTTAAGCATCCGCGCGTACTGGAGGAACACCACGAGGCAGATCACAAAGAGCACAGCACAGACGGCGATGCCCCAGAGATAGCCCTGGAATTCATACTGAAGGAAGGCGGTGATGAGGCAGCAGACCATGCAGATGAAGACCAGGAACATGGTGCTGCGGCAGGAGTTCGCGTATTTGCGGAAGAAGCGGTATTTCTCTTCTTCGTTGTCGATCACCTTCGGATATTCACCGGCTTCTTCCGGATGCCGGAAGATGAACCAGCCGGCCTCCTTCTTCTTACGGGCAGGTGCCTTGGAGACCAGCTGCCAGCCGTCTGCTTCCAGTTTGCGCCACTGGTCGTTGTCCGGTTCCTGCCGGAAGTAGTCGATGGAGTAGTAGTACTTCTGAGGTTCTCCCTTGGTGAAGTAATACTTGTGGCCATTGTGGCGGACATAATGATAGCCGTCTGCCGACTGCTCTGAGAGGTAGTCCTCAATGATGGGATACTGACTCAGCAGGAAGTGTTTCTTGTCTTCGAACAGATCCGGCTCGTCATCATAATACTCGCCATCTTCGTCCTCTTCCTCTTCTTCGTCTTGATCCTCGTACTCATCTTCATCATCGTCTTCGTACTCGTCCTCTTCTTCGTCTTCGGAGTCCTCCTCATCCGCCTGGCCGGTGCCCGGCTGTGCCTGGGCGGTTTCTTCGGTGATTTCGTCCATGAGGACATCTTCCGTGACAGTGGTCCTGGCCGATGGTTCCGGTTCTGCGGCATCCGCCTCCTCCGGTTCTTCCTCGTTGTGATCCATGAGGCTTTCTTCTGTCACGGCATCCATTTCAATGGTCGGTGCTTCCCCGGAATCCGGGCCTGCGCCGGTTTCTGTTTCCATGACAGTTTCCTCACCCACCGGTTCCTCCTGCGGCATCTGTGTCTGGAGCAGTTCGTCCACGGCCGGCGCCACATCTTCGCTGGAAGAGAACACCGTGGGTTCCGCTTCCTGCCCAGGTTCTTCCGTACACACGGCTTCTTCCTGGATTTCCTGTCCATCGTCAAAAATCTCCCGGCGGATCCGGACCGTGGCCTTGCGCCTGGAGCGCTTGCCAAAGAGGGAGCGGCGGGGTTTTTCTTCTTCCTTCAGCTCGAAAATGTCCGAGGCATTGAAGGAGTGAAGCTCCGGTTCATTGAATTGTATCTGGGAAATCCGGTCCTGCTGGGTGAGTTCTTCGAGCTCTTCCAGGCCGGCGTTTTTCTGGTTTTCAGGTTCCTGTGCCATACTGTACCCCCTAACTGTATCATTATAACGAGTGAACGAACACATTGCCAATCAATGCGAAACAGAAAGATATATGAGATTTTCTTCTTCTTATGCATGTTTAATCATCGTTTCACTCACCGTCATTCCGAAACACCTTTCCGAAAAATGTTCCAAAAAGTACTCCAATTTTTGCATAGAGCAGAACTTTAAAAAAAGCTCCGAGCCGATGGTTCTTGGAGGGGTAGGGCTTCTTGAACAGTCCAGCCAGCTGCTGAGCGTCCTTCTGCCATTCCTCCTTTGTGGATCCAGTCAATCTGTTTTCAAATCCTTCCGGCAGCCCGGCTTCTCTGGCGATCCGGCTTTTTTCCGCTGCCGTTTCGCGGCTGGTGATATCGCCTTTGAGCTTTTCGTTCTCTGCCTTCAGATCCGAAATCTGTTTGTCATAGTCCGAAACCTTTGTGTCGAACTCATCAGCTTTTGTCTTGTAGGTTTCAAAATTTGCGTATTCCTTCCGGATAGAACGCTCTGCTCTCTCCAGTCGATCTTTGATTGCTGCATCAAAAGCTTCCTGAGTCTCAATAGGCTTGAATTCGTTGTTTGTGTTTTCTGCCATTTTTATCCTCCCCGGCTATTTCCGCCGCCGTAAGCGTCATTTGGATCAATAGCGTATCGTTCGTTTCTTCTTCGGCTTTTCGCTGACACAGGACCAGTAAGCCAGAGCCACACTCTCCAGCAGCGAAATGTCGATTTCATCAGCCTGGCTTCTGTAACCAAAGCCGCCATTGGATCCGATTGCCCGCTTGTCGCAGTTGGTCGCAGACTGTCGCAGAGACAGCTGACCTGCGTGACACAGCTGGCATTGAAAAACGCCCTGTTCAAACAGAGCGTTGGCGTTGATGATTTCTTTCACTGTTGGCAGGACTGGCCTTTTGCTGAGTCTGGCGTCCTTCATTTCCTTCTGCAGGATCCCCTGACCATTGGCGCCGTCAATGACCACCTGGGCTGTATTTGCCTGTGTCAGGAAGTCCAGGATCCAGTCATTCCCGGATTTGACAGGTCTGCAGTCCAGACTTTCTACAAAGACTTTCCCGTCTTTGGTCCTGACTGCAATGGACATGGCAACATTCCGGTTGTCCTGTCCATATTTGACACCCACATGGATGGGGCCTGTCAGATCCGGAAGCTCTGAGACCTCCAGCTGATTCCAGTCTTTTTCTGTGATTGCCGAGCTTTGGTTATACCCGATCCAGAGGCCCAGACGCTGGATGTTGAAATCCACCTCATCATCGGACGGCTCGGATCTTACATTCCGTTCCGTGAAGATCTGGCCCAGAGATGGGTTCGTTTCATACCACAGTTCCGGATCATCGACTTTGGACATGGTGCTGACTGCCCATTCTGCCCAATAGGCGTCCTGCTCTTTTCCCTGCAGGCAGCCTTCCCGGAACTTCGGGAATACAGTGCCCTTGGAAACATTGGTGGGTGGAGTGCCGCACATGATGGTCTGCGGATTCTGTGAGGACGTGACGGTATAGGACAGCGCTGACCTTTGGTCATCGGTGTACTCCTGGGCTTCGTCAATGACCAGCAGGTCAAAACCTTCGCCCAGTCCCCCGGATCCGGTCCTCGTCCTGTACTGGATGTCTCCATCCGTCTCCACAAAGTGGATGTTCTCCGAGCCTTTCGCCCGGATCGATGTAAAATCCACACCGTCTTCATAGCCGGCTTTGGTCAGCAGTCTGACCAGCTTCTCCCAGGAAGAATGTGAGGTGGAAGTCCTGTGAGCCGTGTGGGCAATCTTCTCTCCGTTGAGAAGCCCCCACAGCTCCCTCATATAGACCACCTCAGTCTTGCCATTTCGCCTGGGAAGCGAATATCCGCACATCATGTGAGTCCAAAGTCCGTCAGACTGGACGGCCATCAGATCCTTGAGCATGAGCCTCTGCCATTCCAGTACAGTCTGGCCAGATTTTTCATACAGTTCGACTGCTTCCGGAGATTTTGTCCGGTCATAATCCAAAACGAACGATGTAGTGGGAGTCTGGCGTCCTCTTCTAGCTGCCATGCGACCTCCCAGGCAGTTTTACGCCGTACCCAGGGCGATTATTCAGTCAGTCAGGACCGAAATAAGGCCCAGGATAGCCGCAATCACCAAAACGACGGCTAAAGGGGCCCACAGCGGAGAAAGGACCCACCACCATGACTAGGAAATGATTCCCATGAGTTTGAGTACGATAAAAGCGATGGCCAAGGCTCCGCAAAACCCGATGCCACCGCTTGTCTGTGTTTTTGTATCTTTCATTCTGTTTCATCCTCTACCGGCTTCTCGCTGAAAAGGCAGACGTTCGAAAAATGTGTATTGTAATCGACTCCGTCAATAGTTACCCGGACCCGACCATTATCACTTCCAACATTCCAGGCATCCACATCTCCTTCCACGATGTCACCGTCTGGCAGCCTGATCTGTGCCCAGGCAAAGTTGTACTGAGTTCCGATAATATCTTTATTGCCGCATCCGGCCAGTAAAAAAGCCGACAGAATGCCGGCTGTTAAGATCAATTTCTTCATTCATCTCTCTTTCTACGCTCCGTAAATCCCTGCCACTTCATTTGCTGGGATCTCAATCAATGCGCCTTCCGGAGATTTCAGAAAGATGGCATCATATTCGTTATCATATGCATCCATGATATCCACAAACTTTCCGTTGACTAAATCCCCATCGGTGCATAACACGTTAACAAACTTATTTCTCCTGTTCTTGAATTCCGCCCACAATGTACGATAACTCATCGCTGTCCACCTTTCTAGGAATGAGATGAGCTCCGGTTTTCGAATAGTGAATCATCAAGCCCTGCGTATCTTCTGAGAAACCTTCTTCCCCTTTGACCACGCCAACGATTTTATCTGCAACGATTCGCTCTTTTTTCTTCCAGTTACCTTTTCTGTCGAAAACCAAAAGCCCATTTCCAGCTTCATTATAAAGGATTTCGCTGCACTCATCCATGGATAGAAGCAGACAGCTTTTCCCCTCCACATATTCACGATCCCCGGGAATATGACGTCCTTGTTTCTGTCGATTGATTGTCTTTGCTTTGGGATTCTTTTCAAGAAATTCTTCGAGTGGTTGACGATATCCCAACCTTTTAGGCCGAGTGTTTTCGTCCTCATCTTTCCACCGCTTGTTCCACACATCCTGCCGCTGTGCAGAACCATTGCCAGGATCATACTCCACTGTACATCCGCAGTTTTCGTGTCTCCGGAAAACTTCCCGGTCCATATCTGGCTTGTATGGATAAGTGCCGGCTCTGGATGAGCACCACTTGCAGCAGTGGCCATCTGTCTTTCGGATGATCTTTGGATTCAGACCGGATTTGTAATGGAAATCGGCATTGGCCTTCACATGGTCATCCACCGTACTCCTGCAGAAGTTGTCTACAGGAGCCATCAGGACCCACTGTGTCTTTTCAAAATCATCCTCACTCACCCGGTCAACCAGTCCTTCGATCCGGTTGGAATTAAGCTCTGCTGTCTGGGCTTTGATGCCAATGTGGGCCGCCTCGTTGATGGACTCCTGCACCTGTACACAATAATCACTCACCAGACCGCCACAGCGGGTCAGAGTGGGCGGCAGAACGCGATTTGCGATATTGTAGTGCATCCGACCATCTGGGAGCGAATCAGCGCTCAGATGCGAGCTGTAGGCTTGCTGCAGACACTTGGCGATCCTGCCAGCGTAATCCTGCGCATCAGCATAGGATGCCTTGCCACTTTCCAGCCGCTTCCGGATACGGGAAAGGGCCTTATCGTTTTTGACAAGGTCCTCAAAGGTATCCTGGATGTTTTTCAGCAGCGCAGGAGCAATATCATCCATTTGCGTCCTCCGTCACAGGCGCAGGCAGCTGACTGGGATCGATGCCAGTCAAATCTGGCAGGTTGTCTGTGTTGAAGTAGCCAGGCACTGCCTGATTGAGCTTGATGGCGCCGTCTCCGATGGAGGAAAGGGCCGCAGCATCCGGTTCGAAGATAGGCTCCCACATCGGTTCTGTCAGATAGAACTGCTGCCGTCTGTAGGCTTTATTGTCCCGCAGACAGGCGGACACCATTCCCACATTCAGGAAACAGGAACCAAAAGTTCTCTGTGCCTTCCTGGCTGTCAGACGCAGGCTCTCGTGGCTGGCTTTGATGGCTTCGGCACTTGACGGATTGTCCGAAACGAAACCCAAGTCATCCAGCGTCAAGCCGTTTTCACCTGCGAACAGAGCAGCGAATGTCCGCAGCTGCTCTGTGAAGGGGGTCATGTTCTGCTGGGTGAACTGGCCAACTGTAGGGGAATCTCCTTCTTCATCCTTGGTGATGGTCAGGAACGTGGACATCGTGGCTTTCCATTTCTCGAAAGCCTCATCCTCTTCCTGACTCAGACCGATGATGTACTTCTGTGGAAAGCTGTAGAATTCTGCCGATACCTCGGAACGCTTTACTGTCCGACAGGCTCCTTGCAGCAGGCTCATGCTGGCCCGGCTGATGCGGCTGTGTCCCATGGGCCGTTTGGCGTCCGGGCGATAGATGATGGGCACCAGGAGCGGGATACCTGCAGGATTCAGGAATGTTTCCGGATCTCCGCCTTTCCGGATGTAAGTCGTGGTGTCGGGCAGAAAGTAGGCCTCCAGCACCGGAACGTCAGTCTTCGGGTCCCTTTCCAGGACCGCATAGCCTTCTGTCAGCAGATTGGTCACCGGATCGATGATGCCGGTGGCATCCCGCCCGTCGATTACCTTAAGCCGGGGGAAATCCTCTTTGTCCAGTCCCATATAGACAAAGCTGCAGCCGCCAATCAGTGCGGAGATGATGGCCGAGTCAAAGAAAATGTCCGGGTTATTCATCTGGAAGATCTGCGACAGGTTGAAGTTGTCGTTCTTCCAGCCCTTGAATACCAGCCGGTCCGCCAGGCTGTCCACCGCTTTAGGGATCCATCCCAGCATGGAATTCAAAAAACCGACCTTGGTATTTGCTGTCAGGGGGCTGTAGCCTGTGAGGAACCCATCTATATGGACGAGGTCAGGGGTGAGTATTACCCAATGGATTCATCTATCCATGCTGATTTTTGCCTGCGGGCGCAGGGGGATTCCATGACTGGCGCCCGGATCTATGACGGAGATATCATCTTCATCCAATCTTCTCCAGTTGTTGAGAATGGGCAAATCGCGGCAGTGGCTGTTGATGATGAGGCAACCCTAAAGTATTTTTATCAGTATGGTGACACTGTTGTTTTGCGTCCGGCAAATGCTAAGTATGGAGAGATGACCTACTCCAGAGAGGATCTGGACCATCTGAGGATCCTTGGCAGAGCCGTTGCTTTCCAGAGTGGACTTTAGAGGAGAAACACAACATGAATGAAGAAATGAACGAAAAACTTGAAGAATCCGGACAAATGCTTGATGAACCGGGGGCACAGCAGCCCGATCTGCCTAGTCAGCCAAAGCTTCTCTGGTATCGCCGGTTCAGCTGGTGCCTGCTGGTGTCTCTGATACTGGCTTTGATAGAGCTGGGACTGATTTGTTATTTCATCTTGTTCATGCCTGGAATCATTGCCTATTTTCTGAGCGGATTTCTTGTGTATGGTGTACTGCCCTTCTTCTTCCTGCTGGGTGCAGCCCTCTGCTGTAATCTTGCTGCTCTTGCATATTGGAATCGCTGGACAGCTCTTGTCTCCGCTTTACTCTATATCCAGGCAGGCGCCTGTCTCGGGCTGACAACTGTATTCACAGCTATCCCCGCTGGTTTATGCCTGATTTCCATGGGATGGAGCATCAAGAAGGGGAGATAAAGCCAGGTCGTGGATCTTGAGAAAGTATCGAATGAGAATTATATATCCCCAACTTGAAATACGTAGTTACGTATTATATAATATAGGTGCAAGGAGGAGAAGATGACGGATAAGAAACTGCTCAAGTTATTGCAGGAGAACGGATGGGCAATCATCAGTACCAGAGGTTCTCACCACAAGTTAAAACATCCAAACATTCATGAAACCATCATCCTCCCGGTCCACGGGAAAGACATGAAAAAGGGTTTGGAAACAAAAATTCTGAAGCAGGCAGGGCTTAAATAGAGCCCTCCCCTCCTTCATCTTCCCTGTTCAACGGAGGTGTTTATATGCTGTTTATGTATCCTGCCTATTTCCACAAAGAGTCAGATGGTTATTGGTTAGAGTTTCCGGATCTTCCGGGGGTTTATTCGCAAGGTGATGATTTTGCTGAAACCTATAAGAATGCGCAGGAAGCTCTGGAACTTTATCTATCCAGTGCTGTGGCGGATGGTGACGATTTGGTACGTGGTTCTGACATTAGCACGGTCAAGCCTATCGAAGACGGATTGGTTAACGTTGTATCTGTTGATTTTGACCCGTACAAAGACGCCAACAGATCAGTAAAGAAGACTCTGTCAGTCCCGGCATGGCTCAACGACAAAGCTCTTGCCATGGGGCTCAACTTTTCCAAAGTCCTCCAGGAAGCACTGCTGGAAAGAATCACAAGATAGAATAAAAACTCCCCCACCAGCCAGCGAGGGAGGCAAGGGTGGTATAACCAACCAAACGCATTAGTGTTTGTACCATCCTGACGAACAGAAAGGATGGTTTTTCTATGTGATTTGATAAGTGAGAATCGAAGAAATCGAAGTCCGGCTACACATGGCGGGTGACCTTTGAATACAAGGACCGGTACGGGAAAAAGAAGAAGTACAGCAAGACCGGCTTCCCGACAAAAAACAAGATGACTAAGCCGTAGCAAACCGAAAAAATAAGGAGAGCACTACATTTCGATGCTCTCCAT